AATAGCTTTTTAGGAAGAACACTTTTAACACTTTAGGGAGGTTTTCCTTATCCCTGTCCAATACCCATCTTTGCTTCATACTTCATGTGAGATTCCCTACGTCTTATCCAAGCATCGGAGGCAGTAGGAAAACCACTGTCACAGCCATCTAAGGCTATTCTTGGTGCTGATAGCAACTTAGTTGCTTCATTACCACAGTGTCGGCAGGTGACGCTCATAACATCCCTGTCAACAAAGTATTCTTCTTTGTGGCCTTTGGCACACTCAAAGTCATTAATTATCTTCATCGATTAATTCCTCGTACGCTTGCTCTGAAAGAGTTTTAAGGTTCAGTAGGTAATTAATCATGTCTACTTGCCCTTTCGTATACCAGAGTTCCTCGATGGTATTTATCTTGGCTAAGTCTTCGTACCCTTTTTTGAGGTTGTCGAAGTCTTCTACTAACTCAGTCCAGCCAATATGGGCAAATAAATCAAATCTTCGTTCGTAAAACTTCTCTAACTCGTCTTTGTCCAAGCGTTATCTCCATAGTGAGCGCTTACTAACTTAATAAATGCATTGTACCACATCTGGAGAATCTTGTCAAGTCTTTTTTTGAATTATTTTTGACGAGAAGATAATACTTGTAACTGAGCGATCTCACGCTTAGTATTAATATCCTTATCCTTCAGCGCTAACTCAGTTACTTTGACACGCTTCTCAAACTCTTTAGTAGGATCAGTAGCATCGGAGAGATACTTAGATGCTGATGATGCCACCTTAGCCTGTATCTCTGCTGGCTTGAGTTGCATATCAACCATTTCACTCTGTGCTTTAGCCTGTTTGAGTTGAATATCAGCCTGCTTATCAGCCAATTCTAGTTGTGCTGCCTGCATCTGCATCTGTTGCATTTGCTGTTGTATTTGTTGTTCTTGCTCTGAAGGCTGTGACAACTCTTCTAGTTGCTTAATTAGTTCTTCACGATTCTCTAAGCCACTATTCTCAATAATAGCCTTGAGGATGATCGGAGTAATCTTGCTATCAGGGCCAAGAGTCTTCAACAGGTTAATAAACTGTACTTGTTCAAACTCTCTGGCGATAATACCAAGGTGACTTGTCGGTATAAATGTAAAGTCACGGACAGGATACCGATCAGGATCAAACTGCATATAGCGATGAGCAGACTTGGTGATGAACGGAATCAAGAATTGCTCTTGGAAGTTCACCAAAGTACGCTTAGACTTCTTAATGATAGCCATCAGAGCAGGGTTAGTGCCATAACCTTCTGTTGTGTTGCCTGTGGCAGTGATAGCGCTACTATCGATAGTGCCAGTAGCCTGTAGCAGCATACGCTCAAACTCTTTAGCGGTGGCTAGATTGTTGGGATCTAGGTTACCAAACTTAAATGGCTGTAGAATCTCTGCTGGATTGCCGTTAGTAAGGATAGTCTTACCTGGACGCACCTCAAACTTAGCGCCACGAGGCAGCCTAGTAGCATCCATAGCCATCATAGGCACTGTTGTCAGTGCTAGACTGTCTAGGTGACTACGAACTTGGGCATCAATAGCACGCTGCATATTGTAGCCCTTCTCAGCCACGCCACGGCCCCAGAAGCGATTCGGCATACTATCGTTCTGGAACGCTACCAGAGGCCGATCCTTCATCATATAGGGGCTTTCCTCGGCCTTTAGCAGGTGCTGGTCATTAGCGATGACGATAATGGCTTCCACAAGGTCAGAAAACTCTGCCAAAGTGTAGTTCATCTCGTCGCCAGCCTCACCAAGCAGATCCACCATGTCTGCTTCGTCACCTTTTTCTAGCAAAACACGAGGAACTAGGCCATAGTAACGTAGAAGTTTGACTTTATCGTTCTGATATTCGATGTCTTCCTGCACTGCTTCGAGATCTTCATCGGAAACAGCGCTACCAACATCCTTTTTCATGAAAGAACCATCTTCCATAGCCTGAACAACGCTATGAATAGACACAAACTCTTCCACAGCACAGCCTAAAGCATCAGGAATAGTGCTGGCATTGGGGTCAATGAGGAAGTTCTTAGGGTGAATCGGCCTTAATTCAACAGCAACACGCTCTTGCTCTATCACACCGATAGATGCCATAGGCATACCAGGGATGGGTTGCGTTGCTGGAATCAGTTCTTTCTTGTTTGCTACAACAATTTCACCGATACCAGTGCCATAAACAGCAGCAAGCAACACCACATCAGAGATGGACTTGCGTACATTATCCTTTTTGAAGTCCTTCATTAACTGACGCTTCATTAATTCAACATCAGCAGGCTCTTGGTCATCATCGATAATGTCAAAGAACTTCTCACCACGACCAAAGATGGCTTCATCAATCTCAGCAGAGAAGGTTTCGATGGCTTGCTGAAGCATCGGTGTCACTATCTTAGAGCGCTCAGTGTCTCTGGTGGAGTCAGCGCCATCCCAGATACCACGCCATAGGCGCTCATAGCGATCCCACTCTTCCAGGTAGTTACCCTCTTTATGCGCTCTCCAAGATTCGCACCTACCTAATACCCAATCTGCTAATGCCGAAGTTGTATTTGCCATTATTATGTCCTATTTTTGTTGATCCCAATCCCAGCGATTGTTTTTTCTAAAATTATCTACTTGAGGAATTATTTGAATATTTTCTATACAATGAAAACCACTTACTGTTTCTCCTTGCAAAGGTACTATATGATCAACATTGTGTTTTATGTTTGTCATTTCAGATCTTAATTTACAAAGATCATATGCTTCTTTTAACAACCAAAGGTCTTCTTTTGAAACCCAATTAGGAATACGTTGTTTCTTGTTAGCTTGGTATTTTCTAGTAGTCGCTAACACTTTGCTTGAGTTTCTCCTAACCCAACTATTTTTATGATTTCTAGAGCGCTCTTTATTTTGTTCTTCCCATAATAATGCTTTTTCTTTAGTACACTTAACACAAGTGTAGTTAGAAACGAGTTTTTCGGTAATATGTCCTTTAGGACAAGGAACACCGTTAAAATACCTAGTTAGGCCTTTTTGTTTAGCTTCTTTACGAGAAACAATATCCATGCTAGTAGCCCACTATAGCGTCCATAGGCTGCCAGGATTCTTCTTCAAAATCATCGGAAGCAACATTGGTAGTCATCTGAGCAATATAAGCAAGAGCGTCTGGGCCATCATCGTGTGTTTGTGGACTTGGAAACATTAACAGTTGATCAATAAACTCAGACCAATCCACATCAGTATTAAGCACTATTCTACCATGTTCCATCTGTCCTTGCAAAGACCAGACAATCCTATCTACCTTGCGTTGATTACCGTGAGTAAGTTCTTCTACATGGAAGTAACAATTATACCGCCTCATCAGTGTTTCTAGATAAGGCATTACAGCCTGTCTTGCCATTCCTTTTTCAATACCAACAGCAATTGGTGTGTGTTCTTGTACAATCTTAATGATTTCTAACGCAGTGGCTTCGACATCTTTTCTAAACAACTTTATGTCTTTTACCCACCACTCGTTGTTATCATTTACTTTTACAATCGCTATTGCTGTTTGGTCTAATCTTTTATCTGCTGCCGATGTAGCGTTTCTAATCTCTTTAAAGCCAGCAAGGTCAATAGCAATATAATAAGAACCGTTGGTTGGCTCTGGGCCATACTTTAACCATTCTTCTTTAAAAAGATCAGAACCTTGGTTATCAAACGATGCAAGATACTCTTGTTTAAATGCAAAGCTAGACAGTGTTCTTTTAGCAGCTTCTATTTCTTTTGGGTCAATTGTTTCGTTATCGATGGTTTTAAACAACCAACTTTTCCATTCTTCGTCTACCCCGCTCATTCCTAGTTTGTACAGATCATAGAAATGGTTGCGACCAGAAGGCGTAGAAATAAACATCGCCTTACCTTTTTTATCCGACAGCGCTGCTCGTAAAACCTTTTCCCAAATCTCCATCTTAATAAAGGCAAACTCGTCCATTACAAGATATGTTAAACTGACACCACGAAGACCATCGGGGTTATCCGCTCCCCTGAGAATGATCTTTCTATCATTCATCAAAGTTAACTCAAGATTATTTATATGCTGGTTCTTTATAACTGGTCTGGCTAAGTCCAGCAACAGATCCCACATAATTGTTCTAGCCTGTCCTAGTGTCGGTGCTACATACATCACAGCAGATCCAGGAGGACAGTTCAATGCTTCTATGATCAAAGTAATAGCAGCTAGTCTAGACTTTCCAGTACGACGACCAGCAACAATTACTTTAAATCGTGTGTCGTCTTGAAAGACTTGTTGTTGCCATTTTAACAGTTCAAAGTTTAGTTCCATCTATTTTTCCACCACATCTGTCGTAATGTCGATGGTTTTGCTGTTACCATCCCCATTTATGTTAGAAGGAGTTAAACCAGAAATGTTAATTACAATACCGTTCTGACCACCGTTACCATCTTTACTCTCAAAATACGAAATAGGTAAAGACCTATCCAGACACATCTTTAATGCAGCCATCTGGTTTGGATGACCGTCTTTAAGAGCCATCTCAATCAAAGTCCTTAACATCCTATCGCCTTCAGATACAAGCATCCTAGCGCATAGTTCTCTGGCTTTCTGATAGTCGCCAGCAGGACGACCAACCTTGCCTGGTTTTAACTTGGCCTGGATCTCTGCTTTCTTAGGCCTACCACCTTTTTTCTTTAAGACAGTCTGCCCAGGTTCAGAGACAGGGCTAACAGTCTCGACAGAAGAGACATCAGTGTTATCAGTTTTCATTCTTTAAATTATCTTTCTATGACGAAAGGTTTTTAGTGAAGACATATTACTCTATATAGTTAGCACTGTCCCCTTAAAGTCTTATTACTTTAGTTAGTAATTATTAACTATCCGCTGATGGGACTGAAAGTCCATGATTCGAAGAATCATCTTCAATAACATCAACTCAGGTGTTCGATAACATCTTAAAACCGGTGCTGATCTATATCATGCCTTTTAATAGAGAATATTGTAGCATATTTTTAGCGTTTTGTCAAGTTTTATTTTCATAGGTAGTGCTGGCCTTCGCATTGCACAGGCTATGATGTCCTTCGCATAGCGCAGATTCCGATATTACACCGTTATAGATCATTATTATTTATTATCAACAATATAGCCTATCATAGCCTAGCGCTATTTATCCTCAATTAATACTACTTTTTTCTTTTTTGTATAGTTAGGAAGGTTCAACAAAATTATCACAGCCATCACCACCCCCTCCCCCGGTCATGTTAGTGAGCACTGACTACTACATCTAGTAGTGTTAGTAAGCATTTACTACTATATCTAGTAATGTTAGTGAGTACACACTGGGGCGGTTAGTGATACATCCGATACAGTTACAGAAAAGATATTATATAAAATTGTATAATGTATTGTTGACTGTAATGTTGGCATGAAAGTTGCAGTGGGACCACTATAGACACCACTATAGACATAATATAGACCTGGATAATCTGTCTCAGTTCTAGCATAAACTATGCCAATAGTGGTCACTAACTTAGCATCATCGTCTGAAATGGCTTGTGGCTGTCTCTAAGGGTTTCCTCTAGGTAACCCCAGTATCCAATGAAATCAACCACTTAAATGACCCTATAAACATTGTGGCATGGTTTTCTTACATATACCTTATGAGAGGGTCGAAAACGTTTCGGTCCTATGCTTAGGAGATTAAGACCATGAAAGAATTAGACGAATTACTTTTTTCAATGTTCACTGAAAACACGGGTAGACATTTCCTCGACTCAGGCGGGGCCTATGGTCGCAACTGGGAAAGAAACCAGGGAAAGGGTGCGCAGGATTTCATTAAAGAGCCTTCCGCATGGCTTGAGATCTGGCATAGGGAGGCCACAGAGGACCGCCAAGAAGACTGGGATGTCAGCTTTACGCTGTCACTCTTCCACCACCTGAGAGACGCTCTAGACCTCGACAGGTTCTGTCACAAGTTCAACGCTAGGCCAGTTGAGGACTGGGGATCGGACTTTTATGGGGTCAGTCGAGACGGCCAGAGATGGCTTGAGAGAATGGGCTTCGAGCCAGTTGGCGATAGTTTCAACTCTTATAATTGGTCGGCCAACTTCACCCAGGTGGTTCAAGGGCAAAAACTAACTAAAGATGGTGAAGACTATCTTTTGTTGCAAGTGCACGGTGGGTGCGATGTGAGAGGTGGATATACTGACGCCAAGCTCTTTAAGTTTCATTGTGACCCTGATTATTTTTTATATGAGTCGGCTGGGTTTTCAGTTGAGGACCCAGAGAACCCAGGCGAATATCTTTCGTTGTCCTGGTCTGGGGAGTGGATCAACAACGATGGCTGCGGCGCTAATGACGAGGACATTGCCGCATTCTGTCGAGCCGTGGAGAAGCATCCAGAATATCAAGGTGGGACTTGGGCCGGTGATCAATGGGAGGTGTGCGTATGAAAACCTTCGCTTACCTTTGTAAAGGAGCATAGACCATGAAAATAACGTTTGTCGAGTCTATCGAAAAATCAGCAACCGAGTTTTACTTGCTAAGACAAAGGGCGGAAAACGAAACGGTGTTCGATAAGGCCGTGGAGTGGATGACTAAAAACTCGTTTGTATGCGACATGATTTTTTTAGAGGCCCTCTGTTGGCTAAATATGCAAGAATGCTTAGAGGAGAATAACAATGCAACGCAACAATAAACACTATCACGACCCTATCGATGATTTCGTAGACTCTGCCATGTCTCATCCGATCTGGTCTGTGCTGTTCTGTCTGTTCTGTGCTATCGGCTTTTATGGCATAATCTGGCTGCTGTTGGCTGGTGGTGTTCTACTGGGGCTATAGTCTTTAGTCCTACAATTCAATCTAGGAGAAAACAATGCTTATCGTTTATAAACTGATGTCTATGGTAGTATTCCTGATGTCTGCGCTTGCGCTTGTGTTTATCAATGTCTACCATATCTTTAGCGCAGCTCAGGCGATCATACTATCGGCAGGTTTCATTGTGTCGCTGATCTACGGCATCATTGGCGCAGTACGCGCTAAATGAGGCTATAACGCCTTGTCTATGTTTGCCTAGGGGTAGGTATAGGCAAGGCCGTAGAAACCGCTTATAGAGGCTTTTAGAGGTCTTACTGGAGGTTTTATGGAAGACTTTAGCATACTGTTGCAATTCACCGATGGTTGGGACTATGAAATCACCAGGATAGACACTCAGACAGTACGATGGAATGATCCTGCGGATAATCCTAAGCTGATACTTGAGGCAGTCTATGGTGATGGATCGCCTGTAGAGTCTACGCTATTGGATCGCATGAATGCAGACTATAGTTTTAAAGTTGACGCATGGGCCGCTTATGTCTCTGATAATGGTTATAGGATACCGAAAGGATGATACAATGTATATTTTCAATGGTAGAAAAGTAATTTACATCGAAGTTGACGACATAGACACGAGGGACTATCCCGACTTTTGCGATGCGTTTATTACCAGTGCTATGTGGGAGGATACTGGTGAACTATTGACCGAAGACGAACTAGACGCGATCAACGAGGATAAAGATTTAGTATGGGATGCTGCACATAATACTATTTACGGGAGGGTTTAACTATGAGATGCATTGCCTGCGATGCTGGTCTAACAGACTATGAGACAAGCCGGAAGAGTATCATCACCGGTGATTACATTAACATGTGCAGTTCTTGCTTCAGAGACATCAAAAGCGATTGTCTTGCTGTCGGCAATCCATCATTGTTAGACGATAGCGAAGACGATAGCATCGAAGACGGCAGCGATCTTATCGACAATGATGTCTTCGATGATAGCGACTATTGGAGTGAACGCTAACATGATGAATAAGATACTTGGCATAGTTCTTGCTAATGTAATAACATTACTAGTAATAATAACAATGATAGTGCTAATAGTGCTATCAGCGTTGAAAGTAATAAATAATATATATTCTTTTAATGATAGTGCTTATAGCGCTAATAGCGCTATCATTGCTAACAGTGTGAAAGGTAAACAATGAATTACAAAGATATGCCAGAGAATAGATCAGAGCGTGTCTTCATCTACGCTGTCGCTGATCTGGTGGAACTGATCGAGGCTAAGCAGGTTGATCTTGTCTACATCCTCAGGTCAATGTCGCGTTGTCTACGCAACAAAGATCAAGTAAACTATGAGGACATTGAAACCGCATTGTCTGTGCTTACGGCACGAAAGGCTGAAGATGGCTACTACACAATTACAAAGTAGATTTATTAAGCATATTGCCTGCGATGTCTGCGGTAGTTCTGACGCTAACAGTCTGTACGATGATGGTCACCAGTATTGCTTTAACTGTGAAACCTTCGTAGAGCCTCTACAAGCCTCTGCTAAGGTGTTGGAGATACCTACACTAGTACCGAAGGCTATGAAGGCCTCTAAGAGCGTTTTAGAGCCTTCTAGAGGCATATTCCAGGCAATCCCTAGCAGGAATATCACTCTAGAGACGGT